GCAAAAACCCTACAACAGAAAGAGATGAAATTAGCAACGATTGCAATTACAAAATCACGTTTAGGTCCCGATGGTATTATTTTCGAAAATTGTAAGTTTAATAACGAGTTGATTGAAATTGATACTGAAAGTTCTGTCACATTCTTAGGTTTCCAAGAAACTAAAGAACAGGCTAAGAGTGATAGAATTAAAGAACTTATGGAAAAAAGAAAACAAAGGGAACAAGTTTAAAAAAATAACTAAAAATAAAGAAAAAAATTAAAAAATATGGACGCATCACAGAAAATTCTGTCAGACCTTACCGTGTATATGAAATACGCGAAGTATGTCCCCGAACTAAGTAGAAGAGAGACGTGGGAAGAATTAGTAACAAGAAACATGAACATGCACATCAAAAAATACCCTAATTTGGAAAGTGAAATTAGGATGGTATATGAGGTGTTTGTAATGACTAAAAAAGTATTACCCTCAATGAGGTCAATGCAATTTGGTGGTAGACCAATTGAGATTTCTCCAAACAGAATCTACAATTGTGCTTACTTACCGATTGACCACTTGGATGCATTCTCTGAAACAATGTTTTTATTGTTAGGAGGAACCGGTGTTGGGTATTCAGTCCAAAGACACCATGTGGAAAAATTACCTGAAATTAGAAAACCAAACCCAAACAGAGTAAGAAGATTCTTGGTTGGTGACTCTATTGAAGGATGGGCTGACGCTATTAAAGTGTTATTTAAATCTTATTTTGGTGAAAACTTATCAACTCCCGAGTTTGATTTTTCAGACATCAGACCAAAGGGTGCTGCATTGGTTACTTCAGGTGGTAAAGCACCGGGTCCACAACCTTTGAAGGATTGTATCCACAAATTAAAAGGTATGTTGGACGCAAAAGAAGATGGTGACAAGTTATCACCAATTGAAGTTCACGATATGATTTGTCACATCGCAGATGCGGTTTTGGCGGGTGGTATTCGTAGAGCGGCTTTGATTTCGTTGTTCTCGGCAAATGACCATGAAATGATTTCTTGTAAATCAGGTGCGTGGTGGGAACAAAATCCACAAAGAGGTAGAGCCAACAACTCTGCGGTGTTGGTTAGACACAAAATCACAAAAGAGTTCTTCTTGGACTTATGGAAAAGAGTTGAGGCATCAGGTGCAGGTGAACCTGGTATTTACTTTACCAACGATAAAGATTGGGGAACCAACCCATGTTGTGAAATTGCTTTGAGACCAAATCAATTCTGTAACTTGTGTGAGGTAAACGTATCTGATATTGAATCACAAGAAGATTTAAATGCTCGTGTTAAAGCAGCATCATTCATCGGAACACTTCAAGCGGGATATACCGATTTCCATTACCTAAGAGATATTTGGAAACGTACTACCGAAAAAGACGCTTTGATTGGTGTATCAATGACGGGTATTGGTTCAGGGGTTGTATTAGGTTACAACATGAAAGAAGCGGCTAAGATTGTTAAAGAAGAAAATGCGAGAGTTGCGGAAATGATTGGAATTAACAAATCAGCAAGAACCACAACTGTAAAACCTGCGGGAACAACATCATTAACTTTGGGAACTTCATCAGGTATTCACGCTTGGCACAACGACTACTACATCCGTAGAATCCGTGTAGGTAAGAACGAATCGATTTACCAATACCTTTCAATCTATCACCCTGAATTGGTTGAAGACGAATTTTTCCGTCCACACGACACTGCGGTTATTTCGGTTCCACAAAAAGCACCTGAAGGGGCGATTTTGAGAACAGAATCACCATTCCAATTGTTGGACCGTGTTAAAAAAATCACCCAAGAGTGGGTAAGACCTGGCCACAGAAGTGGAAATAACTCACATAACGTATCTGCAACGATTAGTTTAAAACCTGAAGATTGGGAATTGGCAGGTGAGTGGATGTGGGAAAATCGTGACTTCTATAATGGATTGTCAGTATTACCTTATGACGGTGGCTCATATATTCAGGCACCTTTTGAAGATTGTACTGAAGAAGAATATGAAAGATTGTTTGCTAAACTTCACACAATTGATTTAAGTAAAGTTGTTGAATTACAAGACAATACTGACTTAAGTGGTGAGTTGGCATGTGCTGGCGGGGCTTGTGAAATCAAATAATACACATATAAACACATCAAAAGAGGGGGGAAGTCAAAAACTTTCCCCTTTTGATTTTTATATTGAAGATGGAAAATATGTCTTCACAAAAGAGTTTCATTTAAAACGAGGTCACTGTTGCGGAAATCAATGTCGTCATTGTCCTTATCATCCCCTTCACAAAAAAGGCAACACCAATATATTTATTGAGAATGGCTGACGGTAGAACATATGGTATAAGTTTTCCTTTTATGGATTCTTTTAATGGTCAATATTTAAACTTGACTAATTATGCCAAAGAAGAGGTAAGAACTGATTTAATACATCTTTTATTAACAAGAAAAGGCTCAAGATACTTTTTACCTGATTTTGGAACCCGATTAATGGAATATATATTTGACCCATTAGACGGACCAACTTTTTCGGCAATTGAGGCTGAAATACGTGATACAGTGGCCAAATACATCCCAAACCTTGAAATAACAAACATTTCTGTAATCGATGCCACACAAGAGGAATCTACACAAACGGTAACAACCGCAGGAAATGTTATTGACCAAGGTTTATTAATCCCCAATCAAAAAGTTGTGGAATACACCGCAAGAGTGAGAGTTGATTTCACCGTAACCGACGATGCGTTTGGAACACAAGATTTTGTAATAATCAATATTTAATTAATATGGCAAATCAACAAATATCGTATACCACCAGAGATTTTCAGGGTATTAGACAAGAACTAATAAATTATGTAAAACAATACTATCCTGAGTTAATCAATAACTTTAACGATGCTTCGGTGTTTTCGGTGTTGATGGATTTAAATGCCGCGGTTGCGGACAACTTACACTATCACATTGATAGAAGTATCCAAGAGACCGTTTTACAATATGCACAACAACGTTCTTCGGTTTATAACATTGCAAGAACATATGGATTAAAAATTCCCGGACAAAGACCATCAGTTGCCTTAACCGACTTTTCAATTACAGTTCCCGCTTTCGGTGATAAAGAAGATGAAAGATATTTGGGTGTATTAAGAAAAGGTAGTCAGGTTTTTGGTGCGGGACAAGTATTTGAAAATGTTAATGACATTGATTTTGCCTCACCATTTAACTCTGAAGGTTTCCCAAATAGATTAAAGATTCCAAACTTTGATGCCAACAATAACTTAATTAATTACACAATCGTAAAAAGAGAAATTGTTGTAAATGGTATTACCAAAGTGTTTAAGAGAGTTATTACTCCAAACGACGTTAGACCTTTCTTTGAGTTTTTCTTACCTGAGAAGAATGTATTGGGAGTAACGGCCGTTATACAAAGACAAGGAACAAACTACTCAAATGTTCCTTCCGCATCTGAATTTTTAAGTCCCGTTGGAAAATGGTATGAAGTTGATTCATTGGCAGACGATAGAGTGTTCATTGCTGACATTACAAAAAAATCAGACCAACCAGGTGTTAAAGTTGGAAAATACATTCAAACACAGGATAGATTTATTACCGAATACACACCTGAAGGGTTCTTGAAAATGACATTCGGTGGTGGTACTAATACTGCGGAAGACCAACTAAGACAATTCACTGCGTTGGGGGTTCCAATGAACTTGTCAAAATACCAAAATAATTTTGCTTTGGGTGCGACACCACAACCAAACACAACCATGTTTATACAATATAGAGTGGGTGGTGGATTGGGAACCAATTTGGGTATTAATACAATCAATACCATTGGTACGGTTAATTTCTTTGTGAACGGACCAAGTGAAGCCGTAAATACACAAGTTGTAAATTCTTTAAGATGTAATAACGTAACTGCCGCAATTGGTGGTGCTGGGTACCCAACAACCGATGAAGTGAGAAACTTTGTGACCTATAACTTCGCATCTCAAAACAGAGCGGTTACGGTTGCCGATTACCAAGCGTTAATACAAAAAATGCCATCAGAATTCGGTGCTCCTGCAAAGGTTTCAATCATTGAAAACGATAACAAAATTAACATTCAAATTCTTTCATACGATACAAACGGTTCATTGACCGAAGTTGTGTCAAACACTTTAAAACAAAACATTGCGGAATATCTTTCTAATTACAGAATGTTGAACGATTATATTGCGGTTCAGGTTGCCAATGTTATTGATTTGGGTATTGAGATTGAAGTTATTTTGGACAACACACAAAACCAAGGTGTTGTGGTGTCAAACATTATTAATAGGATTAGTTTATTGTTTAATCCGTTAGACCGAGGATTGGGTGAGAATGTTTACATTGCCAATATTAATAGAGCGGTTCAGGATGAAAACGGTGTTATTA